TAAATAATTAACTAAATAATCATAAATAAAATATACTACTATTTGTTTATATCTAATTCAAGCTGTTGCGGATTTAATTGTGCTAGTTTTGCTGTATCCATTAAAGAATTAATATAATACATATATCTTTCAATAATAAACACTACATCGCTTACTACTTCTCTTGTAGTTTCATCTGTTACTCCATCAATGCTGCCATTGATTGCTCTTTCTTCTATTAGATCTCTTGCAACATTATAAACTATAGAATCTAAATCACTTGGACTTACTGGTATCTCCATTTAAAGCCTTTCCTATTGAATAAAATGCATTTGCTAAACCAACAAATGCAGCAAACATAAATGATGCTCCTACTGCCCACCAATTATGAGAATGCCAAAAATAACCTGCTCCAAACCATCCCCAAACTTGCAATAATCCAAAAAAATACATTATCTTCCACTACTTCCAAACCCTGCGGTTCCTCGTTCTGTATCATTTGTAAATTCATCTACAATTTCAAAATCAACATACTCTACTTTTTGTAGAATTAACTGTGCTATTCTATCACCCTTTTTAATCTCAGCTGGTAAATAAACATCAGCATTATAAATAATTACTTTTATTTCTCCATGAAATCCTGGATCAATTGTTCCTGGTGCGTTTAACACTGTAAGTCCTTTACCTGCAGCAAGTCCAGATCTTGGATGAATTAAACCTGCATAACCTGCAGGGATATCAATAGCAATCCCAGTTCTAACAGCATGTCTTTCTCCTGGGTAAATAGTAACATCTTCACAGGCATATAAATCTGCTCCCGCATCAATATTGTGTGCGTATGAAGGAATGATTGCTTCTGGCCTAATTTTAACTAATTTTAAATACATTATTTTTTCTTTCCATATAGCTCTAAATATTTTTCTTTAACTCTCCATGCATTATGAGATAAATCATTATTTTCATATAGCATATCTAAAATGTCTTCAAAAGTTTGTTTTTTTGCTTTTTGACATCCCAGACAAGGGCAAACCCACTTACCCATTTATTACTTTGTACCCTAACCATAATCCAAATATTCCCATTAATCCTGAGACAACTGGTGGTGCGGGTACTGGTAATTTAAATAATGCAAATATCATACCACATGCTGCACCCGTTAATGTTGATAATAAAATATCTTTCATTAGTCTATTGTGCCCCAATCTTCTAAACTATTTACTCCATAAATATCTTTATTGGCATTGTGCCAATCAATAAATTTATTTCCCATTTCTGTAAATAAAACTTTTTTTGGAATTACTGCTTCTCCAACTTTTAAAGTTTTAGGTTCTTTGTATGACGGATGATTTTTCATAGATTCTCTACGAGATCTTTCTCGTTTAACCATATCAAGATTTTCAAAATATCCTGCTCCGTCTACGACATTATCACGTTTTGGACGGTTAACTTCACGACTAATTTTTAAACCAACCATACATAAAGCTACTTGTTCTGGAGTAACTTCAATATCTAGTACTGCAGACCAAATTTTGGCTGTGCGAGAAAAATCTTCAAATGGATGTCCATAATTTTCACCACGCTCTCCATATACTATACGCTTTGCTTCTTCTAAAATAGTTTCTTTACGCATTTTCTTCTTCCGATGTATTTGCTATTTCTTCTTTAATTGCATTCCAATTTTGAACATGTTTAATATAATCAACTGTATCCACATCGCTTTTCTTTCTATTTAATTTACGATTTAATACTTTTTTAGCTCTTTTATGCCCACGGATTTGCTGCTTTTTACCCATACCTTTATGCATCAGAATTATCCATGTCTTCATAGCCAAACAACATTCCACTATTTACAAAATAAAATTTTTCAGATGTATTTTGATCTGATACTTCAGTAGCATGATGTGGAGAATAGTATACTACCATTCCTTCTTTTATTGTGTCAACAGGATAAAGCTCACCATTAAAGTTACTTCTTTCTCCTTGACCTACTTTAACTACCTGTCCCCGCTTTAAATCTTTTTCTACAGCAGTTGCAGTAATAATAAGTCCTCCTGCGGACTTTGCTTCTGTTACTTCAAATTCTTTTACAAGCAACAATTTACCTAACGGTCTTATATTTGTCATTTTTATCCTAAATACTTTACTCTAGTTACTGTCATACACGGATCTCCGCCATCTTCCCATTCTTCACGCTCTTCATCAGTCATATATTCATAACCTCCATCATGTGTTTGGCAAAATGTTTCGGTAATCCAATCTTTATCTATACCAATTTGAAGCCATTCCCAAAATTCTTTATCACTCTGCTTGTTGAACATAAATTCTTGATTCTCCTCCTGAGTAAATATCAAATTCTTTTGCGGAATCTATAGCCAATTTCATTTCTTTTTTAGCTTCTGTTAAATTAGTAAATAATTTTCCATTTTGAGCAGATCTATATAAAGATCCTTGTGCAAAATCTCCTCCTGAGCCAGAAGTTATATATCCTCTACTGTCACGATCCCAAGCATAACTATCATCAATAATATAAAGTACGCCTTGAACTGCAACTAAAAATACACCATCGTGTTGTGCATAATCTCCATCATCTTTCATATCATATCCGTGATCCATAAATGTTTGTCTCATTTCTGGAATAAAAATATTTGACATCCATCTATCTAATTTATCTGTAGTTAGTCCAGGTTGCGGTTTAGGAGATTTAAAAACATATTGTAGTAAATTCATACCTCTGCCTGAACCACATCCAGCAATTAATATGCCATTGTTATTTATTACTTTATCATCAGCCATTCTTACACGACGATAATCATCATGAGTAGACTGAGAATCAGCACCCATTACTACCCAATTTTTACCTTGCACAGCTGCAATTGTTGTCATTTTAAGAATTTACTTCCTTTATAATTTCGCTAGCAATTCTAGAATTAATTCTTTTTAATTCTTTTCCATGCTCCATTTGTATCAATGTAGGGATACTCTTTATATTATACTCTTCTAAATATTCTTTTGCAATGTTATCAACATCAATTACAAAATAAATATGTGAATTATCTTGCATTCCTGCTTTTGCATATTCTGGCTTAATTTTTTGACAAGGCATACACCAAGATGCAGTAAAATATGCAATTGCTTTTTCGGTATTTAATACCTTATCCATATCGTTAGTAATATCTATCATTTTATTATTAAGCAAGTAATTCGTTTGCTAAAATTTCACTCCCAATGTATCTTCGTTTGATTATAAACTCTTTAACTGTATCTGGCCCTTTTGAACGAGCTGCCAATACAACAACCCACCTAGGTTCAAATTTTGCATCTATACAAGCATGGCACATCAATGAAATTACTCCGCTTAATAATTCTGATTTTTTAGGATGTAATTCATTTTTTTGTTTATTACAAGAATAGCATTTCATTCTTCCTCCTCCCAATCATCTTCAATTAATTCAAATTCATCATTTTCTAAAAAAACATCATAAAGAACTCCACCATATGTATATCTAATTCTTGAAGCATAAAGACCTTCAGAAATTAGATCTGCATATATACCTTCTTTTATTAGCAAAACTTTTCTATTGTTTGACATATTTTATTCCTTCTATTTCGCAACGAACCCCGTAGGATTCTATTAACTGTTTACAAAGAACTAAATATTCCATAATTTGCATTCTTTTGCTTTCATTATATTCCATTATATTTTCTTCATATACAGTTAAAGCTAAGTAATTAGGTCTTGCTCTTACATCTAATCTAAGATGTTTTACAGGCTTTTTTACACCTCGTATGGCTTTTGCCATTTCAACATTATAAAAAATTTTTGCCATGAATACTCTTTAATCTTGCCCAAATTTCTTTTGTTTTGTGTGAATTTAATTGTTTATCAATACGGCCAAGATTTAAATATACTCCACCTCTAACGCCGTCTTCTTTATAATTAATTCCGTCTTGATAACACTGTTTAATTACAGGACAATTTAAACAAACTTCATCTGTTGTACTTGCTAGAATTTTGTCATTTTCATAATCATCATAAAACCAGTTTATGTGCATATTTTTGCAAGCAGATAGATGATACCATTTTACATCTTCTTCATCTATGCCAAGTTCTTTTAATATATTAGACATATTTAGAAGGTATAAACCAAGTTCCCTTTTTTGTTAGTGAATAACGAGTAATATATCCCCATTTATTATTTTTAAACATACCATTGACATCAGTGTATGCATTATTTTTTGGTGTCCATTTTACGATATTCCAGCCATCCCAATAAAACCCAAACTTTTTATTTGTTTCAACAAATTTATGTGCTTGATCGTAATTTAATTCAGACATGTTTTTCATATTGTTTTTGGTAATTTACTTTCTCTTATCTGCTTTTCTTCTGTTAGCAGGTCCCGAATTTCGGTTAAAAGGATTACTATCTGAGTAAGCCTTTGTTGTTCTATTGTATCATCTCCGTACATTATCTGTCAAGCACTTTCTATTATTTTAAATGGAATATTATATTCTTTAAGAACTCTTTGGCAAGCTTTAGTTCTTTTACATTCTGTTGAAAATACAAGGGCATAGTCTAAACCAGATTCAATAACTCCCATATCTTTCATAATTTGAGAATCTGCACGAGATATTTCTTCTTTAATTTTAAAATTTTTTTCTTTTAAAAATTTTTCAGTTTTTCCTATATATTCAGTAATCATATTTTCTGCACCCTTTGAGCCAGAATGTACAAATAAAATACTGTCGTGACCCAATTCATGAGATTCCTGTATAAAAACAGTTAACGATCTAATTATATCTGGATAGCTTGACCAATCTCTGCTACCAAATACTCCTACCTTCATTTTTACTCCTTAAATAGAACAGCGGGATTTTTACTTCCCGCTGTCTGTAATTATATCAAATGTAAAATTTATATTCCACGCTTGATTTCTGGTGAGAAAGCCCCGTTCCAGACTGAGAAAGATTTCTTTACTTCTTCTTTCTTTTCATCTTCAGGAGTTTCTTTTGCATCTTCATCCTTAGATTCTGGTTCATCTGCTGCTTTTTCTACTTTTTCTTCTTCTTTAATTTCAACATCTTCTGCCTTTTTAATTGGCATATCTTGACCACAATGTGGACATTTTGCTGACTTAGACATTCCTGCACATTCGCAAAGAGTCATAGGCTTATTACAATCTGGGCAAGACTTTGCCTTTTCCATTTTGTCATCTTCATCCTTATCATCTTCTTTGTCTGCTGCTTTTGCTGTAGGTTCTGTTGTTGCACCTGCTGCGGGAGCGTCTGTTGTTGAATTAGCTGTTGTACTATAAGTACCTTCGCCTTCTAAAGATTTTGTAATTGCAATTTCGCTTTGAGCATCTGGTTCTGTTGTTGAAGATCCAGGATTATCATATTGTGTTTGTTCTGTTGTTGATGTTTCTACATCTAATGTTTTTTCTGTCATTTTTTCACCGCCATTCGTCCAAAAATTTGAATTAAATATATTTGCAATTGCACCTTCAAGTGGAGTTGTTGGACTTTGCTTGACATAGTGCTCTAAATGATTATCATTATTTTGATTATCATTAATGCTTGAACCAGAAGAAAATGGAGTAACCTTGCCAGGATCTGACTTAAACGATTTTTTTAAAATTTCTGCAGTTAACTTTACTACTTTTTCGTACAGGTTATCCATTATTCTTCCTTAAATTAATTAGCTGTTGGGCGTGTTACGTTTGCTACGCTTCCCTGCTCTGTTGATACAATTGGTCCACCAAAAGCTTGTCCAGTTGTCATTGAAACATCTGATCCTGATAGTGGGCTTTGTACTGATGCACCTGTCATAGTCTTTGGCTCGTTAACATTTAAATTTGTAACTGAAGCTGAAGCTGAATGATCTGGTGCTGTTTGTGCTGTTACCTCTGGCTTACCTGTTGCCTGAGATGGGGTTTGTTGATTATTATCCATTTGTCACCTCCATGTGATCAACTCTATTATATCGCAAAATTACTTAATGCTAGAATGGAAATGGCGGAAAACCATTTTTTTTGGCCCATTCTAAGCCTTTTTCGCTAATTTTAAACATAGCATTTAAATCTTCATCATATTCAAGGTCTACCAAACCTTCTTCATATAAAGCCATTAAATCTTCATCTATATCTGCTAGTATTTCTTTGTACAATTCTGGCATAACTTCTTTAAGACGATCTAAATCAAATCTGAATACAGCTTCTCCATTTTGATCTAAGCCATCCCAAATAATAGCTCCCTCATCTTCAAGATAACCAATTAATTTATCATTATCTTTATCAAACATTTTTTCTCCTAATGTGTAGGCCAGAAATACTGACATTTATCGCAACAAGGTTTGTTATATTTGCTAGTTACTGCATTTGCAAAATCTGCGTAATAAATTGGATCTTTGCGGTATAAATTAGCTTTATGAGTAGTTGTTACTCGTTTAATTGTAGTTGGATTTATTGCCCATAATGGCGTATTGTCTTCCCACATTAATGAATTACGACTTGCTGCTAATGCTTTCATATTAGCTAAATTTTTATCTACTTTAATACCACGCATTTCAGCTAATGTAATTGCTGTCATACCATAGCGATATAATTCTGATTCTGCACCTTCCCACATTAATACTGCGGGGTGATTACGCCAAGCATTAGATTTAGAATTGCCAGTTAAAATATTAAGTATTTGATATGTTTCTAGTATTTGTTTGTTAAGACGCTTATTGTCTAAAGCATCAAGACTTTCCCTTTTTGTAGGATATGGTAAAAATGTTTGCATGTATGTATTATATCAATATAAAAAATATTTTGTCAACATTAAATCAAAGATTTTTTAACTGTTGCTGACAATTGCCAATTCCATTTTTGATGCATATCTAATCTGCCTTCAAGAAAATTTACAATCCCAAATTCTTTTGCAGCGGATGCTGCTTCATGTGCAAGCATAAGATCATTTATAACAATTTCATTAGACATTAAGAAACTTTCAATTTGATCAACTGCATTTGTTCCCGTATACATGTCTAAAATACTTTTATTTGTAACAAAATCTTCTAATTTAAATGGAGCTAAAGCATTAATCTTTCTCATGTTTTCTGAAATATCATCAATAGATCCGTATAGATCTTCATAAATTTCAAGAAATTTAGAATGCATTTCTGGAAATAACATTCCTTCAACATTCCAATGATATCCATGCACTTGAAAATATGATGCTACAACATCCGCTTGTAATTTCTTTAACGATTCAATTAAATTCATTATTTTATTTTCTCCTTAATCCAAATCCACAAATGTTCATGCCAATAATATAAACCTGTTTCAAATAACATTTCTGCAGAAGCTAATTTTACTCCTAATGTCCATTCTGATGTAATAATTGTACCTAGTAAACTAACCATACAAAAATGAAATAAATACCAGCTAACTGTTTTGGCAAGAACAATTTTTTTCACGGTTTTGCGTAACCTGTTTTCTTTTTATTCATAGAACCAGGCTTTTTATATCCTGGGCCTTTAGGCGTGTTTGCTTGTCTAATTTCTAAAGCTTTTTTAATTTTAGCTTGATTTCTTTTTGTTCCCATATACTATATTATACCCTATTCATTAATATATTGACGTTCATCTACAATTTCATATGCTGATTCCCGCAAATTTAGCTCAAATTTATTAAAATGATGGCCACAAAACATTAATTCTCCGTTTGCCATTTTAACTAAAACAAATGCTTGAGCTTTACAACTATCACATCTATCCTGCAAATTCAATTTTCTTTCATATACTTCTTCCGAGGCATTTTCTGTTACAGTCATCATGTGTTAAGTATATCCTTTATTAGTTTTGTTTACAAGTTTGCTCTCTTATCTAGATTCGAACTAAAGCTAAAGGATTCAAAGTCCTCTGTGCTACCACTACACCATAAGAGATCATGCGTCCCTGGCAAGAATCGAACTTGCGACACATGGCTTAGAAGTCCATTGTTCTATCCACTGAACTACAGAGACTTGGAGCGAATGACGAGAATCGAACTCGCACAACCAACTTGGAAGGATGGTGCACTACCATTATGCAACATTCGCAAGTGCCATTCATGTCGTCACTACATCTAAGCTCGTTCATAGACCAATGGCTGTTATACCTAGTAGGTTAGCAGAGCAATCTCCTTCGGTCTGAACACCTTCGTATGATACGCCTACAAGTTAGGTTTCGGTATAACTTATCTCCATATAGATTGTTCAGATCTATATTTTGAGTAGAACACTTGCGGATTGAACGCAACTCTAAAGAGGATATAAGCCACTTTCTGACCACCAGCCAGCCGTGTTCCGTGGAACAAGTAGGACTTGAACCTACGATAACCGAATTATGAGTTCGGGGCCTTAACCAACTTGGCTATTGTTCCTTGTTGCTGGTCCAGCAGGTCTCGATCCTGCGACATTCGCATTAACAGTGCGACGCTCTACCAACTGAGCTATGGACCAAAAATAGGTACAGTAGACATTCCCGAATCTGCACAATGGCCCAGTCTCACCACGAAACCACCAATTGGGTCATGTATCATATATGTAACTATACCATCCTAAGATATGTCTAC